GTCGACATGCCCTGCCCGCGCAGCAGCGCCACCACCGCCCGGCGCTCGTCGCGCGGCAGGTGCAAAGGCGCGTACTCGAACTCACCCTTGACGTAGGAGTCCCAGGACTCATACCCCAAAGGCAGCCACACCCTGCCGAGCCACGCCTTGACGACCAGCGTCATCAGGTCGCCCATGGATTTTCGGATCTTGTCCGTAAGCGCAACCGCTTGAACCTCAGTTAGGTCACGGTGGACCTGTAAGGCTACTCCCAGCGACATACTTCTCTCCTCTCGTTAGTTGTCAAGCCTTAGGGAAATCTCGTATCTGCATGGTGTCGCCGACGAACTCTAAAGAAGTGTAGTCGATCCCGGACGGGTCTGCTTTGCCTCCCCGGTTCTTTACTGTCGATACCCTCAAAGAGTCCGACGCGAACGTCTCCTGAACCCGGTGCAAGGTCAAGACCAACTCCGGTACTCGGGTGATCTGACCCTTAACCCCGGACAGCGGTATCGGTTTGGATGCGTCGTTGTACCCTCCGGTGACGTGGTGCAGCCCGACGACGCACGCGGCGGTCGACCGGGCCATGTCGTGGAGGTAGTCCATCAGCGACTCCAATCCCGAGAACGGGTCGTCCTCCTCGCCGCCCGAGCGGACGTTGGTGACGTTGTCGATCACCACCAGAGACGGAAAGTCTCCGTAGACCTCGTCGTAAGACATCATCGTCTGCTCTATCTGGTCGAGCGTCGGGGACGCGTGGTAAGTGAACCGGATAGGGATGTCGGCCAAAGCTTGTTTAGCTTCGTCGTCAAGCCTCTCCTCCCGGACCTCTCTCGATGACCGGTCCATCGGCCTCCCGGTCAGGATCGACACCGACCGGCTCAGTTGGGTAAACGCATCTGAGTCCGCCGATATAAACAGGGTCGGAACACGGGCCTTCAGGGCATACGTCAGGACAAAGGCAGACTTGCCCGTCCCAGGACCAGCGCACACGAGGCATAGTTGTCCTCTCAGGAACCTGGTTCCCTTTTGTTCCAGAGAATCCCATACCTTTGGTAAGGGATCCCCCGCGTGACCTTTGACGTAGAGACTCTGTAAAGGGCTGTACACCTATCTCCCTTCCGGGTACTGGAAGCCATCTTGGAGGAGGGCGAAGTACACCGGTATCTGCAGTTGGAGGCTCATGTTCAGCTCTTCTTTACCCCGGTTGTACTGCGACCTGAGTTTCTCCACCGGAGTCCCCAGGAACTGCGAAGCCTCGTGGACCGACCACCCGGCCTGAACCATACGGACCACAGCTCTAGGCTCGTGGATATCCACCTCCCGTAGGCATGGGTCGTTCGGGTCTATGTGTGGCATGTATCCTCCGTTCCGTGTCAAGCGCAGCAGCCAAAAAAAGCGCAGGCGCCAGTTGTGCGTTACCCGTCTTAGACGGTCCATCCGGTCTCCTCAGCAGTTGAGTACGCACACGCCGTTCTCACCTCGACCGGGGCGGTTTGGCGCGCCTGGGTAGTTGGGCACACCAGACCCCAAGCCTCCTACGAGGCCGCACCCAGAAAGAGTACAGGAGAGCAGCAGGGCGATAGCGATCAGTTTCTTCATGGTTACCTTTCCTGTTTGACGATGGCCTCTACCGCGAGGCCAACAACTATTGCGATGACGAACAAGGCTGCTCCGATGACTGCTATGTGCGGCATCAGACCACCGGCCCGTAAAAGTCCAGATACATCCCGATCAAACCTTCGTACTGCGGGCACTGCTCGTGGATGGCCCCGGTAACCGTGTCCCAAGAGCCCTGCGCCCCCAACAGTCTCGCGTCAGTAACGAGAAGCCAGCGCAGCGTGATCAGGCCGGGGGTGTTGTCCATCGTCGGGCACACGTGGCTATAGAAGAAGTCACTCACCGGTCCGGCAGCTTGGGCGGAGGGTGCGAACACCGCTGCCCCCAAACCTAGTATAGCCATGAACTGGGCTACTAATATTTTCATACCTTTACCTTTCAAACCTTGTATTCGCAGGTGTAAGCGACGTCGCAGAACCGGCACTTGTCTGGGTCTGGATCCGGATCAAACCTCTCTGCCCGGATGTTGGCTTCCAGCTCTTTGAACTTCGCCGAGACGGTATCTCGAGTCCAGTCGGATAGATCGAACGGGTAGGTCGGTTTTCCGCTCCGACCCATCCAGTAGTCACCACGCGTAGCCATGCTGCCGAATTGCTCGGCCAGAGCCACGGAGTAGACTCCGAGCTGGAAGTCATCGCCGGGGTTGTTCCCAGTTTTGTGGTCACGGACCACCAGCGCGCGGGTACCATCCTCGAGGTAGCTCACTACGACCGCGTCTATGAAGCCTCTGATCAGGACTCCGTCCAGGTCTATATCAAACCCAAGCTCTATACCTGGCTTTCCATCAGCGTCCACCCAAATCATCTCATGGTTCGCGCGCGAGGCGTACTCGACGTACTTCCGGACTTGGTCCAGCCCGATCTCCCTTCGCCGTGTCAAATCCTCCATACCTTTGTAAGGACCTGACGCGAACCACCATTGAAAGTTCGGGGTGACCCCGGCGTACCGGTTGACTTCTTTCCGGTACTCCTCGACGAAAACGGCCTGAGCTTCCTCTAGAGACATCTTCCGGCCCGACCGCTCCCAAGCCTCTATAGCGGCGTGTACCGCCGTTCCCTGAGGCAACCAGGCGGCAGGACGCTGCCATACCTTTTTGATCCGAGACAGGTAGTACGCGTAAGGGCATCGCTCGTACTGTTTGAGCTGCGACACCGAACGGTGCTCACGAATATCGAATGGATCTTTCATTCCGCTCATACCTTCCGTTTGCGGATGACACCGGCAGCGAGCAGCCCTTTAGCGACATGGGTCGCTTGCGCCGGTCTCCGGGTATCGCACGTTATGGGATTTCGGTCGTCAGCGGGAAGATAGTCGTTTGACACCCTTTGAATCAGTACCACTAGTTCGTGAAGTTCCATGTCTCCTCCTCCTCCTCCTCCTCCCATCTAAGCTCGTCCTCGCAGCAAGGGCACATTTTGCCCTCGAGCGTGCTGTACCGGTAACACATGACTTTGCAACCGATGCACTCGACCGGTTGTTTGTGAGATTTCATCATGCCTCCTGTTCCGCGCGGCGTATCGCCACGGCTCGGTCAAGCCTCTCCCGAAAAAAGACCTCTCTCTTGTCAGGGAACCGGACCATCGTGGCGTTGATACGCCGAACGCCGTCCAGCCACAGGTGGTAAGTCCCTACAAGGATCTCGTTCTCAGACGAAGCCTTACGGTTTTTAGGGTTGTTCTTGCTGCTCACGATGCCTCTAGAATCTCGGCGACTAGCCGGTCGAGACGATCGATTGCGGCTACAGCTTCTGTCAAGTCGTACTCTTCGTAGTTCATGCGGCCAAACCTTTCAGGTCTCGAATGTGTTGGATGTACTGGCGCACTACGAAGGTCACCGGCCACGCGATGCCTTTAGCCGCAATGCAGGTGGTAGCAATGAAAACCTTCGTGATCACGTTTAGAGAGGTCACCATGCCTTTCTTCTTCGTCACCATGCCTTTGTTCGTGCGGGAACCAGCGCGGGTCGTCGTGCTCGTGGGCGCGGTCATCGGTATCGTCAGGCTTGTCCAAGTTGCACGTAGGGAGATCCCCGTGCAACTCGTGCCAACGCGAGTCACCCTCCCGTGTCTCGTGATGCTGGGCCGCGTGTTCCGCTCCTCTGTGAGCGCACGCGGGTTCCGCCGAGGCCTGCCCGGCACTGGCACACCAGGCCGATACCGTTAGGGCCGCAGCGGCCAGCACAGAGGCTATTTTCATGGGTCTACTTCCGCTCAACCTCGGCTTCGACCACGTCTCTGATCGGAACATGCGTCGACAGCGGCTTGGACGTGCGGCGGCGGCCTGGGCCGGCCGCGACGCGATGGTCTGGGTCGGAGTAGTACTCGTACATTGCTTCGTCGTCGTCGGGCATTGTGGGTCTACTTCCGTTTGTTGTCGAGGGTAGTCCAGTCGTCCGGCAGGAAACCACCGAGGCTAAGCCAACCGTCCAGAGCATCCACCTGCTCGGCTAGCTCATCCGGGTCGAAGTCCGGCGCCTCTTCGTTCCAGCGCATCAGTTGGTAACGGATGATTTCCAGCGCAGCGTTAGGGTCCATTGTTAGGCCTCTCTCTTCCAGTTGGATCTATTCCCTTTACCGGGGTTAGTTTGTTCCCGCTTGCGGTTACGGTGCTTACGCGCCGCGGCCGCCTGCGCTGCACGCCGTTCGGCATGCTCTTGTCCGTGTGTCATGTCGCCGCTCCTCTCTTCGTTAGATGTCAAGCTATCAGCATCCCGTAACCGTTGTCAAATAGCTGATCCGACTCTCCTAATGCATGGGCGACGCTGGTCAAGTAATCGCCCAACTCACCTAGTCCACGGTCCCAAAAGCCTACGCCGTGGTGGTCGCGGGTTAGGTAAAGGTCGTGTCCGAATTGACCGTTACCGTCGTCGTCCCCTTGCGCCGTAAGATACATCAGCACCGCTTTAGGGTGCGCGGAGACTACCGCAGATATCTCCGTCCGGACTCTGTCCACGTACCCGGCGGAGATACTGCTCCGGTCATAGTTTTCGTCTAGGTTCGTGTCTTCGCGGGACATATCAACTCCTGCCCATAGCTGGCAGTCGAGGTATCCGCTAACCATCCTGTCGAGATCTACGATTTCTCGGTTCGTTGTCATGGTTCTCTCTTTCCTCTCAGGTGAAGTTATTAGTCCGCTTGGCAGACTACGACGTCGTCGGAGCATGGAGCTATATCGCTGGCTATTCCGTTAAGCTGCCATGCAAGCGCGGCTCCGAACAGAGCCAGAGCCGCTATCCAGCGCTTGGCTACCGGGTTCATATAGCGTCTAACCCCTCTTCTAGTATTTCGGAGACGATCTCGGCAGGGGTAACCCCACCGTCGAACGCGTCACGCCATAACCGGTCAGCTATGTCTAGGTGAGTCACACCTAGACGGCGCAGCAGGAGGGCATCTACCCGCTTCAACCAGTGGCCGAACCCGCCGCCGTACGTGCCCTCTATCTGCCGTGCAACGTTAGGAATCATCACCGTGCGGTCCTCTCCAACTCGGGATGACGCGCCGCAAGCGCGGCGCGGTGCTCGCGGTAGTGGTCGTTGGAATAGCGCGCCATGCGCCGTTCTGCGGCCTCGGCTAGGCGCCATTGTTCCTCTGACATGTTGAACCACCTCTCTTGGTTCGATGTTTTACTAGCCGAGCGGTCGCCGGGCTAGCCCTGCCGCGCCCCTCAGTCTGTTGTTAGGGCACGGGTCGTCCCTTGCTCCTCATAATTCGGCAATGGGACAATAACAGGATGAAACGCCGCTGAGATACGTTGATCAATATAGGCCTGCGCCTCTGCCCGTGAGCGAAAATTATGCGCGTACAAACCGCGCGGATAGCCACTGCCCGGAAGAGTATGGATGATTCCAAACATTATTTTCCCCAACCACTTTTATGGACTAAGCCTCAGACGACCGTTAGGGGCAAGGACGTGAAGTTCTTAGCGGTAGCGCCGTGAGCGATGATGGTGATGTCCCGAGGTTGGCTAGAGCCCGTCCCCGAGCACATGAGGCAGTCGGCACACTGTAGTTTCTTACCGGCCTCTGCTGAAGCCGGGCAGGTTACGGCACCTTTAGGCTTCTCGCTACCCGCTGGCCTCACGATGAAGTTCCGATAGCCGAGCTTCCGAGCTTCGCGGCCCTCCTCAGCGGAATCCGCGCTAGCCATCAGGTACCGCGAGAAACGCTGGTCCGCTGTTCGCCATTGGTGGGTGTAACCT